CTGACTACTCTGGCTCTTTTGCCCAGCCGTCAGTACAACAAGGTGCTTATAACGCTGAATACGACCTCAAGTTGATGATTTCTCCCGTGCCGTTCCTCGGTATGGAAGGTGTTGCTCAACAAGACGCTGCAATCATTCCATTGATTGAAGCACGTATGAATGACGCAACCAACGTGATGATGGATGCAATGGCAACAGCCTTGTACAACAACACCACAAACAACCAACAGTTTATCGGTCTCCCCGCAGCGGTGGATGACGGTACTGGTGGCGCAACATACCAGACTACTTACGGTAACATCAACCGTAGCACCTACTCATGGTGGCAGTCTAAGGTTTACAACGCAGGAAACGTAAACCCAACTCGTCAAAACATTCTCCAATACATCTCTGGAACAGTTAAGCGTGGCGCTGAAATGCCTAGTTTTGGTGTTTGCGGATTTGGTACTTGGACACTCTTAGCTCAAGACTTCGTAGGTCAAGAGCAATACGTTATCACCCCAGGCTCAGGCTTTGACGGTGACAACAATGGTCCTCAAGCAGCTTTCAGAGCATTGATGGTTGCTGGTGTACCGATTTATCCAGACCCATATTGCCCAGAAGGTACTGTGTACTTCCTGAACACTAACTACCTCAGCCTCTATATCCACGAGCAAGGTTCATTTGTGTTCACAGGATTTGAGTCCACACTCCCGAACTGGCAAATTGGTTACGTAGGTGCTGTTCTTATGATTGCTGAGTTGGTGTCTGTCAAGCCCAAGTCAATGTCTAAGATTAACAACTACAACTACCTCTCACTGTAAGGAGCACACTAATGTCATTAGCATTAAACAAAATCATCCTTGCAAATGCAACAGCGAACACGCCTGGTGCGTACTTCACTTTTGCTAACATTTCAGCAACAACCACTGGTAACGTTATCCCAGCAGGAACATATTTGATTCCTGGTACAGCTAACGTATTCATTACCGTGGCTACTGCCGTTAATGCAACAACTGGAAACATCACTGCTGTTTCTAACTTGTACGCTATTAACACAGGCGGTATGGTTATTTCTGACGGTGTTAACGTATTTGCAAACGCTACTACCAACGTTGCCAACATTACTGTGTTGACAGTTGAAGGTGGTCAGAACGTTTCTGGTACTTATAACAACGTTTAAGGAGTAAACAATGGCTAATCCCGATTCAGTCAGTCAGTTTTACCTGGATTCATTTGGGAATGGTCGCATTGGTTCTGCTCAAGTAGTCTCACTCGCAACGGTAGCGAACGCAACAGCTACGATACCGTTGTTGAATGGTGGTTTGACAAACAGTGGAGCAGTTACAGGTTCTGGTGCAGTTATTGTCCGTAGAATTACGGTAAATAACCCAACAGGAGCTGTTTCTTCCGCTTATGTCACTATTACAACAAGTAACGATGGCAACGCTTCTAACGCAGTTGTTGCTAACGTGGCTTTGGCTAATATGACCGCTACAGGCAGATACCAAGACTTAACCATTGCTCAACCATACCTGTCAAACACAGTAGTTTCTGGTTCAGTTACACAGGCTCTGTACGTTAACGTAACGACAGCTTCTGGTAATGCCAACACAGTTAACTTCCAAGTTTACGGTGACGTTGTTTCTTTCTAATGGAAACCGTATTTGTCACGAATCGTAGCAACACCGAACTGACCATAGGTTATGACGGTGTTGTCTACGAGTTTAAGCGTAATGAGTCTGTAGAGATTCCACTAGGTGGAGCAGTACAACTCTTTGGTTACGGCTTAGACGATAGAGAACACATTTTGGTTCGGCACGGGTGGATTAAAACTCATGCGGAACTTGAGGAAAGTTTAAAAAAGCTAGACCAGTTTGAAATAACAACTGTGAAGCCAGGAAAAAACAGCTCGTTACCCTCGGCTGTAGGAGTTGTACCCCTTCGGGTTGAAAAATCCGTTGGGGGGAAATCCTCTGAAAGACGGGTAGCTTAACTATGGATGCTTCATGCCAACGCTCAATGATTACCTTTATCAAGTTGAAAATCTGTTGCATGACTCCAACAATAACTTTTGGTCGCAGTCTCAGTTAACAAATTACATTAACGAGGCTAGAGAAAGATTAGTTAGAGACACAGGATGCTTGCGGACGGTACAAAACACGTCCACGCCTATTGCCTCATACAACCCGTACACTAGTACAAACACAAATCAAACACCAGCTACTCCTTGGGTAGCTAATACGGCTGTAACTGCGGGACAATATGTTTTCAGCAACATCTACATCTACCAGTACCAGACTTCGGGAACTTCTGGGTCATCCGCGCCTGCGTACCCTACTGGCTCTAATATTTTTCCCCCATCTACTTCTTTCGCTGACGGTACAGCAACTTTGCTCTACGTACAAAATGCGGAAATTATCCCATTCCAAGCTCTACCCAATGGAATTAATACGATTGACATTCTTGGTATTAATCTATACTGGGGTAACAGTCGTATTCCTATGCGTTATCTTCCTTGGTCTGACTTCACAGCTCAGTTACGTTATTGGCAAAATTACGTAGGCAGACCAATTTGTTTCTCCGTGTACGGTCAGCAACAGATTTATATTGCGCCTGTACCTGACCAAAGTTACTACATTGAGCTAGATACTGTCATTTTACCGACAGCCCTATCTCTGAGTACACCAACAGCCGTAGACCAGATACTAGACCCTTGGTCAACCTGTGTTCAGTATTACTCTGCTTACAAGGCTAAGTTTTACGAGCAATCTTACGGTGAAGCCGAGATTTTCTTACAACAATACAACAAGCACATCTTGAACGTAATTAACAGTACGTATACAAGAAGGATTCCGAACCCCTATAGTAGTGGAGGTTAGGAATGGCAGCAGCAGAGCAGAAGAAAAGCTATGCGGTTATTAAACAATTCAAGGGAATTGACACCAAAGCCAACCGCACGGCAATCGAGAAAGATGAGTTTTACTGGCTAGAAAACGCTATGCCCATAGGTTCGGGCAATATTCGTATTACGCCTCAGTCTACAACTGTCAGTAATTCGTCAGGTAATGCTGTAGTTTTTTCCAACGCTGTCACTTATTTGACAAGCGCTAATATTACCGATGATTACATTGTTGCAGCCGAATCTAACGGTGCAATGGAGTATTTTGACCTGATTAGCCAGACAAAAGGCAATGTAGCGGCTGCTGGTACGTTTTCAGGCACTGGCGTTAGTGCTGCACAGTATCAAAATACTAATTTATTTATTGGAGACCCGTCAAAAGGTCTTTTTGAATGGGATGGAGGCAATCTTGTTGCCATAGGTTCTGTTGGTGTTATAGCAATAACCAATCCAGGTTCTGGTTACACGGCTGCTCCTGACGTTGTTATTGGTGCGCCCAATCAAACGGGTGGTTTACAAGCTACAGCGGTGGCTACGTTATCCACAGCTAATACAGTAAGCTATATTACGCTTACAAATGCGGGTTCTGGGTACACATCACCCCCTTCTGTGACCATTGTTGGGGGTGGAGCAACCACAAATGCTAGAGCAATTACGGAATTGACTACGTTTGCTACGGGTACAGTTGCCGTACAAATTAATTCTGGGGGTTTTGGATACGGTTCTAACGGTTCTTTTTACGTCACATTTAGCGGTGGAGGCGGCTCAGGGGCAAATGGAACGGCTATTGTCCTTGGTAACGTTGTAACCCAGGTCATCATGAACAATCCTGGCTCTGGATACACTTCAGCGCCTACTGTCAGCTTTGCAAACGGATATACAGCCAACGTAACGGCAAATGCAACCGCTACAGCTATTGTCAACACCAACGGAATTGTGGATGTAGCCACATTTTCAGGTCGTGTTTGGGTGGCAGCAGGGCGTACCGTATACGCCTCTAGTGCTATTAGCCCAACAGACTTTAGCTCTGTGTCTGCGGTAGCGTTTAATTTGACAGATTCGACCCTGCACAACAACATTCAGGCATTATTGTCAGCCAATAACTTCTTGTACATCTTTGGTGACGATAGTATCAACGTATTCAGTAACTTACAGGTCACATCTACAGGAAATACTGTATTTACCAATACCAACGTGTCTGCGTCTATTGGCTCTAAGCGTATTTACGCCATATTCCCGTACTTTAGGTCTGTTTTGTTCATGAACGACTATGGTGT